CCCCGTCTGTACGCCCCATCGTGTACCGTTGTAATCTGCGACTGGGATAGCTGAAAGCACATGGGTATGCCCTGTAATCATATTAACCCCAGCATTCATGGCATTATTCCTGCCGCCAGTCCAGCCGCCTTTCCAGCGATGTTTAATGCAGGTATCCTCATTGACCCAAAACGACCAGCAAGGGTTCCACATTGGGAAGTATTCTTTTAGGGTAGTGCCTCGCACGCCTTCAAAAGCGGGTAGATTAGCAACGATAGACATTTCCAGCCGTTGATCGTGGTTTCCCATAGGCCAGAACAGTTTGGAACCTTTAGAAACCTTTTCGATTTCGCCCAAGTAATACTGGCAGGCTTCAAGCTCTTCCTTTACGGTAGGCAGCTTAGACCAGTCGGCTCTAGGAAATCGGCTTAAATTAGCCCCGTCTAGCGCATCGCCATTACAGATAACGGCTGTTGGTTTGAACTCCTTAATGGATTCCAATAGGGCTTTGAATGCGGTAGTGGTTTCGTCAGGCCAAAAGTGGGCATCCGAAAAGACAATTACCCTGCCTTTTTTTAGGTCTATACCTCGGCGGGTATTGCCAGGCGTTTGTGCTGTCTTTTTAAAGTAGGCTGGGTTTTCGCTGGCAAAGGTATCAAGAATGATTCCATGCTTATTTTCTAGCGTTCTACGCCTAGACATTACATTGCGTATTGCAATACCGTGTTCTTTAGCGAATTTGCTGGGACTGCCTATCTTTTTCCAAGATTCAATCCACTCGTCATCTGTTAAGTGATAACTCGTCATATATGCCTTTAGTTGAAAATAACTGCGATATAATGCTAAAGTTAGCTTATATTAACTGAATGCCGTGAACTTTCAATGACTTATGCACGAATTGACACGAATCACCGCGAAATAGTCGCAGCGTTGCGTTCAGCAGGAGCAACAGTTGTTAGTTTAGCCTCAATGAAGCATGGCTGCCCAGACCTGTTGGTCGGCTATGGAAACGAAACGATGTTGATGGAAGTCAAGAAAGATGAGAAGGCTAAATTTACCGCAGATCAGCTTAAATTTATAGCAAATTGGCGGGGTGGTGCAATTAGTAGGGTAGATAGCCCCGAATCCGCACTAAGAGCATTAGGTTGTATTATTACAACAGGTGGTGCAAATAAAGAAGTCTAAAAGTAGTTTACGCAGATACAGGAGAGCCTTTCGCGGAGGTTAATTATGACAAAAAAGCAGACGGAACTTGAAAAACCCTCAGTAGAAAAAGAAAATGGGCATGGTGGCGCACGAGAAGGCGCAGGAAGACCAGCATTTGAACCCATAGAATCTGAGCGGAAACAGGTAGAAGCCCTATCGGGCTATGGATTACCAATAGAACAGATAGCCATTCTGATACGGGATGGAATCTCCATTGATACCCTGACTAAATACTTTGAGCGTGAACTGATGGCTGGCAAGGCTAAAGCAAACGGGCAAATAGGCAAGACATTGTTCCAAAAAGCTACTTCAGGCGATACAACGGCAGCAATATGGTGGTCTAAGACCCAAATGCGCTGGAGAGAAGTCCAACAACATGAGCTGACTGGTGCTAATGGCGGCCCTTTAGAGTTTACAAAGATCGAGCGTGTGGTCATCCGTGACAAAGCAGACGCTGAAGATTAAAACCCCGCATTGGGCGTTACCCTTATTAAACCCATCCCGATATAAGGGCGCATGGGGTGGGCGCGGCTCCGGCAAGTCCCATACCTTTGCTGAGATGCTGATAGAAGCACACATCATGGATCAGAACAGCAGAAGCGTCTGTGTGCGTGAAATACAGAAGTCTTTGAACCAGTCGGTTAAACGGCTGCTAGAAACTAAGATCGAATCCATGAACGCTGGGGCTTACTTTGAAGTCCAAGAATCCGTCATTAAGTCCAAAAAAGGCGATGGATTGATTATCTTTCAGGGTATGCAGAATCATACGGCAGACTCGATTAAGTCACTCGAAGGCTATGATCGAGCGTGGGTAGAGGAGGCACAGTCATTATCCCAGCGCAGTTTAGACCTGCTGCGCCCTACTATTCGTAAGCCAGGCTCTGAACTTTGGTTTACTTGGAACCCCAATAAGATAGATGATCCTGTTAATTACCTGCTGCGAGGCGATAAACCGCCGCCCGATGCAGTCGTATTAGAGGTCAATTTTGAGCAGAATCCGTGGTTTCCTGACGTTTTAAAAGCCGAAATGGAGTACGACAGGGAAAGGGATCAGGATAAGTATGCCCACGTATGGCGTGGCGGATACTTGCAAAACAGCACTAGCCGAGTGTTCTCCAACTGGAAAGTAGAGGAATTTGACACCCCACCCGATGCCGTACATAGATTAGGGGCTGACTGGGGCTTTGCTTCTGACCCGACAGTATTGATTCGCTGTCATATTATTGGGCGCAAACTCTACATTGATTACGAGGCTTACATGGTTGGCTGTGAGATTGTGAATACGCCCGCCTTGTTCATGACCGTTCCCGAAGCGGAAAAGTGGCCCATTGTGGCGGATAGCTCTAGACCTGAAACCATTAGCCATATGCGTAAAAATGGATTTTCTAAGATTATGCCTGCCGTTAAGGGTGCAAAATCCGTAGAGGAAGGAGTAGAATGGCTTAAGTCGTATGACATTATTGTTCACCCACGCTGTACGCATACGATTGATGAATTAACCTTTTATAGTTATAAATCAGACGCATTAACGGGCAAAGTGTTACCGATATTAGATGATCGAAATAACCACGTTATAGATGCATTGCGATATGCTTGCGAGGGCGTGCGCCGAGCAGTAACGAAAACGATTGACTTTAAACCATTGCCTAATGTATCAAAATGGTGAGAAAATACGGCAAACGAGGGCAAAATTATGGCAAGAATCTCCAAAGAGCAGCGTTTAGCAGACCTACACTCTGAGGCACTTTCGCAATTCGACAATGTTCAGACTGCATTGCGGGATGAGCGTTTACAGTGCTTACAAGACCGCAGGTTCTACTCTTTAGCTGGTGCTCAATGGGAGGGGCCATTGTGGGATATATACGAAAATAAGCCTAAGTTTGAAGTCAATAAAATCCATTTATCCGTTATTCGGATCATTAATGAATACCGAAATAACCGCATTACAGTCGATTATGTTGCCAAAGATGGCAGCCAATCCGACAATTTAGCCGAGACTTGTGACGGTTTATACCGTGCCGATGAGCAAGATAGCGTAGCAAACGAGGCTTATGACAATGCCTTTGAGGAAGCCGTATCAGGTGGATTCGGAGCCTGGCGGTTGCGTACCCAGTACGAAGATGACGAGGATGAGGATAACGAACGCCAACGCATTATGATCGAGCCGATCTTTGATGCTGATAGTTCTGTTTTCTTTGATTTGAACGCTAAACGCCAAGATAAGGCTGATGCCCGTTTTTGCTACGTTGTGTACTCAATGACGTATGAGTCCTACAAAAAAGAATACAACGATGACCCGACTAGCTGGCCTAAAGTCATCCACCAGTACGAGTTTGATTGGTGTACCCCTGACGTGGTATATATCGCTGAGTACTACCAAGTTGAGGATGTGACTGAAACCATCCGTATATTCCGCAGTATTGACGGTACAGAAGAGCGTTATAAGGCTTCTGACTTTGAGAATGATCCCGAATTAGAAACAACCCTGACCGCTATTGGCAGCCAAGAAGTGCGGCAGCGCAAGATAAAGTCCCGCAAAGTCCATAAATACATTATGTCGGGCGGCAAAATCCTTGAAGATGCAGGCTATATTGCTGGTAAATGCATTCCAATCGTGCCTGTCTATGGCAAACGTTGGTTTGTTGATAACGTAGAGCGTTGCATGGGCCACGTTCGTTTGGCTAAAGATGCCCAGCGTTTAAAGAATATGCAGCTTAGCAAGCTAGGCGAGATTAGTGCTTTATCCTCAGTAGAGAAGCCAATCCTAACCCCTGAACAGGTAGCAGGCCACCAAGTCATGTGGTCAGAGGACAATCTAAAGGATTACCCTTACTTATTGATTAACCCTGTAACTGGCCCTGATGGTAGTCAAACGCTGGCTGGCCCGATTGCATACACCAAATCCCCACAAATCCCCCCAGCAATGGCGGCTTTGTTGCAGGTAACGGAACAGGATATGCAGGATATTCTTGGCAATCCTTCTGCTGCAGACAAGATGGTTAGCAATATCTCAGGCAAGGCTGTAGAAATGATCCAGTCACGGCTGGATATGCAAACCTTTATCTATATGAGCAACTTTGCCAAAGCGATGAAGCGTTGCGGCGAGGTCTGGCTATCTATGGCTAAAGAGATTTATGTGGAGGAAGGCCGCTCCATGAAGGTCGTGACGGAAGATCAACAAACCGATACCGTAACCCTGATGCAGCCTGTCGTAGATCAAGAAACTGGCGCAGTCGTGCTGGCAAACGACATTAGCGAGGCTAAATTTGATGTAAACGTTGATGTTGGCCCAACGTCATCCTCTAAGCGTGCGGCTACGGTTCGCGCCCTTACTGGAATGATGACCATTACCCAAGACCCTGAGACCTTGCAAGTATTGGGCGCAATGACAATGATGAACATGGAAGGCGAAGGCATTAGTGAGGTTCGTGACTTCTTCCGTAACCGTCTAATCCGTATGGGTGTGGTCAAACCTACCGATCAGGAAGCCGAAGCACTCATGGCTGAGATGGAAGCGCAAGGTCAGCAACGTGATCCAAACGCTATATTCTTAGAGGCAGCCGCAGAAGAAGCGGTAGCGAAGGCAGCGCAGGCACGAGCCAGCACGATTAAA